ATCAGGCTCCTAGACGGGTGGAAATCTGCTCGGCGGTTTCACGGTAATACTTCCGGCGCAGGACGTTTATGTCCCTGTGCCGGAATCGAAGTCATTGGGGGAAAATCAATTAGTGGGCATTTTAGTGGGCCTGCGCCGATTCCTGGTTGAGGAATGCGACCACGTCCCGCTGCTTCCACCGCTGGTTTTTGCGGGTGCTGCCCGGTGCCGGATCGGGGAATTCGGGCAGTTTGACGAGGTAGCGGCGGGCGTGTTCACGCGTAACCCGCCAGAGCTGGGCAATGTCGTCTAGCGTCAAAAGGTCGGCTTGTGTCATGCCTTATGTCCCCTGATGTTCATTGGGCGGCCTCCAAAAGCAGCGACGGCTGGCGCAAACGCTCGTCTTGAAGTGCCTTGTAGGCTGGGTTCAGTTCGATGCCGATGAATTGACGGCCCAGCGCTTGGGCGACCTGGCCGGTGGTGCCAGAGCCAAAGAACGGGTCCAGCACGACACCGCCAGCGGGTGCTCCGGCCAGGATGCAAGGCTCGATCAGGTCGGTCGGGAACGTGGCGAAGTGCGCGCCCTTGTAGGGCTTGGTGCTGACGGTCCAGACGCTGCGCTTGTTGCGCTCATCCAGCGGCCATTCGCTTTCCTCGCGGTCGGGCCGGTGAGTGCCCATGTTCTGGCCGGGGATGACTTCTGCGCGCTTGCTGTCCTCGCGCTTGAAGCTGTCCCGCTTTGAACGAGCAGCTAAGCCGCCTTGCGGGTTCGATGCCCGCCCAAGAACCTTCCCTTCGGCGCTGCCAGAGTACCCCTGTCCGCTTTGCTTCATTGGGGATGCAGGCTCCTTGATCGCGCCCATGTTGCAGTAATAGCTCGCTGACTTGGCCAGCAAGAAAATCTGCTCATGGCTTTTGGTGCAGCGGTCGGTCACTGACTCGGGCATGGGGTTGGGCTTGGCCCAAATGATTTCCTGGCGCAGATACCAGCCATCGGCACGAAGGGCGAAGGCCAGCATCCACGGGATGCCCATCAAGTCCTTGGGCTTCATGCCGTCCGGCGTCTTGGGGCGAGCGTTGGCCCATGCTTCGGGTGTGGCCACGCTGCCCTTCGTCTGCGGCGCGTTTCGCGTACCGGGGGCGGTGCTGCAATAGCTGTCCCCCATGTTGACCCACAGGGTTCCGTCTTCGCGCAGCACGCGGCGCACATCGCGGAACACAGTCACTAACTTAGCCACAAACTCGTCCGGCGTCGGCTCCAGCCCGATCTGTCCAGCGTGGCCATAGTCGCGCAGGCCGAAGTAAGGCGGGCTGGTCACGCAGGTTTGCGCGATGCCATCAGGCATTCCGCGCAGCACGGTTAGGCAGTCGCCGAAGTGGCATTGATTGAGCCATTCAGTTTCAGCCATTCTTGCTCCCCCTCTGTACATCCTGATTGGCCAACTCAAATTCGTCGTCGTCCTCGTCGGCGCTGTCCTCAATGTCGAAAATCTCGCCGCAAGCAGCGCATCGCTCAAGGCGGTCGTCTGCCTGCTCAAGATCGTCGCCGTAGCCGTCGAATTGGTAAGTGACCTTGCAGCCACACTTTGGGCAGGCCATCACGCACCTCCTTGCAGGGTGATTCCGTTGACCTCGCAGAACTTGCGCTGGATGGCTTCGGCACATTCCGAGTCGCCTTGAGAGCGGCCAGTGTTGTGCATGCCGGTGATGTGATCGGCTTCCTCGTCGGTCAGCATCCTTGCTTTACCTACAGGAGCGGCAAAGAGAGGTTGCTTCGTTGTGCCGTCGCCGCCGCGCGGTTCTTTCTCGGTGAGGTGCCAGTCGCCTTCAGGATGCCAGCGGAAACGCCACGCTACCGCCTCCCCCTTCTCCCCACCCAGCGCCGCCCAGCCTTCGCAATCGCAGACATAGCGGCCTGCGTTGTGCGATGCGTTGCGGTTGTAGCCGTGGGGGGCGTCGGGGTGAGGGTTGCATGGCGGCTCCCCACCCAGCGCGACAGGGGCGGGAGTGGAATTTGCGGGCCGATTGCGAAGGCAAGCCCACAGGTCATCAGGAATGTCATCGGCCTGATTTCCGGCAAATGCGCGGATGAGGTCTACAACCTTTTCCAGCCACTCATCGGTGTAGTTCGTAGGGCCGCGCGCCAGAGCCAAGTCCGCGCACACATCGGCGTACCTCTGGAACAGCGTGTCGTAGTCGCTCTTGGGCAACCATTCCTCAATGCCGGTCTCATTGAGTTGCAGGGCGGTTGGCCCATCGCCCAGCCATTTCAGCACGCGCAGGAGTAAGGCGCGCTGGGTGTGCTTTTCTGCCGCCCTGTAGGCGTTGCGCAAGTCCTCTTGCAGATCGGTGAACGCGTTGATATCCATTTCATCTGGCGTGATGGGTGCGCCACAACCGGGGCAACGTGTCGTGCCTGCGCTAACGTCTTCGGCGCTTCCGCAGTTCGCGCAGCAGTGGAAAAAGTTTGTCGCGCTCATGATTGATTCCTTTTTTTGAGGTCACGGATGTGCTGTGCGATCTGCGCGAGTCGCTGGGCTTGCGTTTTGTCGTGCGCGTACTCGCACTCAACGAGGTTTGCCGCTTGTTCAAGTGCCGCGTCTCTTGCGGATTCCTTGTCAGTTGCGGCCCTTCCATCTTCATGATTGCTGGATAGGGCTGCGCGGCGGTTCCATGCTTCGATTGCTGTGGCTTCGCTTTTCCAATCGTCGCCAATTGCTTCGGCACCGCATTTGCCGCACCTGACGATAGGGAACGCGCGATCTGCGGGGTTGTAGGGGGTGTTCCGGTTGCATGTACGCGGACGGGCGCTCGCTTCACCTCCGCAAAACGGGCAAGGCTTGATGGCTGGGGTGGGCAGTGTCAGGTCTTTCATGGGGTGGCCTCGGTTGTTGCTTTGCGCGGGTTGCGAGCATTCCTAAAAGGCGTGTATTCATAGTCGCCTAGCAGGAGTGCAGGCATACACTCAGAGTGAACTTTGTTTGAATCGCCAAAAGAGCCATCACTAGCGCGCGGTGAAAGCCAGTTTGCATACACCTCACCCTTGGCGATTTCCTTCCCGCACCATGTGCATTTGTGAACTTCCCGCGCCGCCTGTTTTTTCCAAGGCTGGGTAAAGTGCCGTTTCCATTTGCTCATGATCCTCCCGCCTCCCTATTACTCATGGCGGCACGGATGGCCTCGCGCAATGTTTCGCCGCGCATCTTCTGCGTGGTGTGCCTGAAGTCGCCGCGCACGTAGAACTCGCTGGGCGCGCCAATGGTGCCGCCCCACTTGCGCTCAAACAGGTTCTTCTCCAGCCAGTCCAGCATTGCCGAGTCTTCCGCCTGTTCAGCCGGCACAACCGCTACTGGCTGGCTGCGCTGGAGAAGGGCGCGGGCAAACTCGATCAGGTCGGAGCCGCGAACATTCGTCGGCGTGCCAAGCGAGCGGTAGTAGTAGCCATCGGCCCTGTGCTGGTTCTCGCCAGTGTGAAACCAGCGGCCAGCGATTTCCATGATTTCGCTGTCGCTCGGGTCAGCCTTCAAGGTTGCTTCATCTATGGGGGTCATTGCTTGGGTTCCTTCGCGGTGAGCGCGTGTTGAATCTCTGCGAGCGGTTGCGCCAGATCGTCCAGCACAGGCAGACCGTTGCAGGCTTCACATGCCCAGATACCAGTCTCGCCCTTGGGGTTCTGGCGCAATAGCGTGATGCCGTGCTGCCACGGTGTTTTGCCGCAGTTCATGCACTTCACTTCCCGCCCTCCTGAGACTGAGCCGCTGCCCCGACAGGCTTTGGAGCGCGAAGATTCCACGCCGCCTGCCAAGCAGACCATGCGCCGTCCGTGTCGCAGCCACGGTCCTTGACCCACGCCAAAAACTCTTTGCGCATCAGTTCTTTGTCTTGCGGTGTTTTCAAGATGACTCTCCCTTCTTCACCTGATGCTGTGGGGAGGTGATATTCGATTCAGCCGAATAAGCCATTGAGCGCACCTCCCATAGCGCGTCAGGAGCAGCGGGGCCAGTTGATCGGTCATGGGCAAAGTCGCCAATCTCCCGCAGCGCATCGCTCATGCGGTCAATTTCGGCCTGCATGTCAGTGTCAGCCCGCACATAGCGCACATCGCTTTCATGGATGCGGTGCCAGCACCACGTCACGTCCTCGCTGGTGTAGTCCACAGGCTGCGTAAACTCGCTTTCGTGGCAGTCCCCGTGCAGTTGCAGCCATAGTTCGGCTGGGCCTTGTGCGGAAGGTTGCGGGCATGGCAGGGGATCGGCAGATACCCCTGAACGCCCGGACTGTTCGATGAAACGGCGAAGGCGGTCATGACGTTGCCATTCAGGGGCATCGCGGAGTCGGGCTGATGACGGGGAAAAATACCCCAGGTCTTGCAGTAACTGCTCTTTGCTCACGAGCGGCGGGTAGTCGGCTGGCGCTGCTTGTGCAGGAGGTGATGAGAGGGCGGCGCTCACGATAGATTTCACATCAACATCTGCACGCCAGTTTTCCGCGATTGTCACCCATGCTTTATGGCAAGCATCCCGCACGGCAATAGCAACATTCAGAAGATCGGCATGAACAGCATTCGGCGCCTTATACAGACGAATCAGTTCGCCGCGCGGAATGTGCCCGATGTACTCCAGTTCCTGGCGTTCGTCGTGTGGATCAATGTAAATGGTTGCTACAGCAGAAAGGAAAGCGCTCTCCTTCCCTGGCAGCGGTGCCGGTGGTGCTGGGGGAGGCGCACGTAGCAGATTAATCGCTTGGCGCGCATCCTCTGGCGTTACGTAGGGGGCTTTGAGATACCAGCCGTCCGCATCCGAATGACCGATAGAAATAGGTCCGGTCAGCGTCGGTTTCGCCTCGGGTGCTACTGCCTCGCCACATTCCTGAGCGGCGGCAAGACGGTTCGCCAAAAGCCGCATCGATTCGATGGCTTCAAAGGAGAGCGCAATTTTGGTGTGCGCCGCGTTGGTGGCGGTCAAATCGAAGCACACTGAACCGCCGTCAACAGAAAGACGCGCTCGCACCTCTCGGCCATCTGCTAGTTTCATTGCCAAGCCAGAATTGTTCGCATCAACCTGCGGAAGCTCTGCACCCCCATCACTATCGGCAGAGGGGGCAGCGCCACCAGCATCCCGGCTTTGTTCGCGCAACACATAAGCGGCGATGCCAGGAACCGCGCCCTCGTTGTTTTGCAGGGCGTCCGATATGGCGGCTTCAAAATCGGCGGCGGTGTCAAATTGCAGGGTGATGGCGCTCATAGTGGTTTCCTGTTCTTGAGGTCACGGATGTGCTGGGCGATCTGCGCGAGCCTGCGGCCCTGTGTGGCGTCTGCGGCGTACTCGCACTCAACAAGGTTTGCCGCCTGCTCAAGTGCTGCGTCTCGCGTTTCGCCCTCCCCCTGACGCTG